CTCGCGGAAGTGGAACGAAGAAAACTCCTGAAGCTTCAGAAGAAGGAAGATCCACGCGACCTCATTACGCCAGGACATAAGGATTATGTGGGGACTCAAGAATTTCTCTCCACCTATACCAAGCATGAACGTGGCGTGTGGCCGACGTATGCACCGCCCCAGCCTGTGCCTGGTGCGCCTCCACGGAAATCGCTGGACGGAATCTTTGGGAAGAAGATTACCCCATGACGCCCGTAGAAGAAGCGGCACAGCAGGGCTATAGCCAGGAGGAGGTACAAACCTACCTCTCGCAGAAAGCGCAGGAGGCGAAGGACGCGGGCTATTCAGACCAGGAGATCCATTCCTACGTCAAAGAGCATGTGGTGCAGCAACCAGACTTCAATGCGACTCCGCTCAAGGCCATTGGGCAGCGCAATCTCACGACACGCCCCTCGCCGACCACGTTCCTTGAAGCATTGGAAACGGGCTACGATTGGAGCGTATCAGGACTGGGGCAAGAGATGGTCAAACCTGAAGGGCATCTCCCAGCAATGGCGACGAACGCTGATACCCCACTCTGGCTGCAAGCGACCGCAGGGCTTGCCAATGTGGTTGGGGATCTGCCTGCGATTGCGGCAGGCGGCGTGCTCGGTGGGGGCGTGGCGTCCCCGATTACGGCCTGGGCAGGCGGGGCCGCGTTGCCGCAAGGGATACGTAAAGTGTTTATGGACGCGCTGGAGCAACGGGAGATTGGCTCGACGAAGGACTTTGCTGATCGTGCCACGGGCGCGATTTGGGAAACGCTCAAAGGTATGGCGGTCGGGGCCGTGACAGGGGCCGTGGGGAAACTGGCGACCGCCTCAACCGCCGCGTTAGGTCCAGTAGCACGCTTCCTCCTCCCCACGGTGGCAGAGAATGCCGCCATGACGGAGATGAGCGCACGGCTCGAAGGCCATGCCCCTACGCCAGAAAGTTTTGTGGTGAACGGGGCCATCCTGGGCGTGATGAAAGGCGTGCTGCCCACCTGGGCGGCGAAACCGCCACGGATTCTTGCCGACATCTATACCAAGACCGGCATTCCGCCTGAGAAGGTGACGCAGGACTCCATCAAGGATTCAGCCGTGTGGCAGGACACGCTCGATGGGCGTATTCCTGACGCCTACAAACCGCATATCGAGCAGCCGCCCAGTACGCCGACGCAGACGCAGCGGACGGAAGGCGTCAAGCCTCCCCTGCTCACGCCTGAACAGCACGCGCAAGCCAAGGCGTTCATGGACCAGCCCTTTGCCGAGATTCCGCAGATGCCGAATGAACCGGCGCGTCCTGGACACATGAACTACAACCGCATCCAGACGACGGATGAGGCGAAGCAGGCTCTCGCACAGCTCTCCACGATCTATGAAGCGAAGATTCAGAACACACAGAAAAGCCCTCGGTCATGGGAGCAATCGCATCAGGACGCCGCAAAAGCCTTGAGCGATGTACTGGGGTCCGACCCCAAGACGGTCATGCAGTTCGTCACTGGCGAACGCAATGGTCCTTCGATTACCGCGCAACTGTTGGCACGCAAAGAACTGGCGGTGGGATTCACCGAAGACCTCATGCGGTCCCGTGCGGCGTTGTTGGCCAAGGGTGATGCGGCCACGCCTGAAGAACTGGCCTCGTTTCTCGCGCAAGTGGAGCGGGTGTCCAATGTCCATACGGGTTTCCTGGGCCAGCGTACCGATGTGGCGCGGGCCTTGAACTCATTGAAATCCACGCAGCGTGAAGCAGAGCGGGCGCAAGCGATTATTGATGCGGTGAATAGTTACGGGGGTCCAGAGAACGTTCAGAAGCTCGTCAAGATGTTGGGCGAGTACGATACCCCCGCACAAGCCATGAAGTTTGCCAATCAAGCCACCAAAGCGACGACGTGGGAGATGGTGGTGGAAGCCTGGAAAGCGGGGCTGGTCTCTGGCCTTCGGACGCATGAAGTAAACTTCCTGTCTACCGCCGCCTTTACCACCCTGCGCCTGCCCACCGAAGCCATTGCCGCCACCTTTGGGGCGATTCGCAATGACGGAGAACGGGTGTCGTTTGCCGAACTGCCTGCACGGGTCATGGGCATGGCGATGGGCACGCGGGACGGGGCCAAGATTGCCGGAGCCATTCTGCGTACCGGCGAGAACATCTATGGACCCAAGACCGAACAGTACGCCCCTGCGATACCTGGGTTGGCCGGTGACGTGGTGCGCGTCCCGTTCCGCTTGCTCTCCGCTGAAGATGCGGTGCTCAAGGTCGTGAACGAACGCGGGGAACTCTATGCCCTGGCCACGCGCCAAGCGTTGACCGAAGGCAAAACATTTGGTTCGACTGACTTCTTTGAGCGGGTCGTCGATATTGCCCGCGCTCCCACACCAGAGATGCAGACGCAAGCGGCGGAAGCCGCCGCACGGTACACGTTTAATAAGCCGCTCGGTTCAGGGGGACGGGCCTTTCAACGGATGGTCAAGGAGTGGCATCTGGAATGGATGTTCCCGTTTATCACCACGCCGGGCAACATCTTCAAGGAAACGGCTCGCATGACTCCCGGCCTCAACTTTGCCGTGAAGGATTGGCGAGCCGACTACGAGGCCGGAGGCGTGCGTCGAGACCGTGCCCTGGCTGAAGTCACGACGGGCGCGATGATTATGACGACGGTGCTGGCGGCAGCGGCAGAAGGACTGATTACGGGCAACGGCACGCCGGATAAACGGGAGCGGGCGACGGATCGTGCGGCAGGGTGGAAGCCCTATGCGGTCAAGGTGAATGGGCGCTATGTCGATGGCTACCTCCGTATGGCCCCGATTGGTCCGTTGATGGGCTTGACCGCCGATGCCCATGAGTTTTGGAACTATATGACCACCGACGAACGCGATCAGTGGGCGCGGATGCTCGCCTTTGCGTTTGCCCAGAACGTCACGAATCAAACCTTTATGACGGGGGCCACGAACTTTGTGAATGTGCTCCAAGACCCCGCTCGCTATGGCGAAAACTATTTTGAATCCTTGGCGGCGTCAGTGGTTCCTGCCATTATCGGGCAGACCTCGGCGGATCTTGACCCGTTGGTACGAGAGATTCACGGGATGCGTGATGCGATGGCTGCACGTATTTATTGGATGCGACTGGGACTCATGCCACGAAAAGATTTGTTCGGTCAACCCATTGCCTCGCCGGAACATCTGTGGCCAGGGAGTCCGTTTTCTGTCTCTGCCATCTCTACCGATAAGGTACGCACCGAAGCGGCACGCTTGCACTTTGCCACTCCAGAAATACCGAAATCGCTCGATGTCATCCCTGGGGCCGACTTTGGCAAACTCGATAAGATTCAACTCACGCCGGAGCAGAAGGATGTTTTTGCAACAACGTCTGGCCGAATGGCGTATAACATCATTCAGCAGGAGGTGGCCAAGCCTGACTGGGATAGTCGCTCACCCTATGAGCAGCGGCGTCTATTTGAAATGGCCTTTAAGCAGAGTCGGATGATGGCTGAACAGTTGGCCTTAGAGCAGGCGTTCAAGACCCAACAGGACGAGATTCAACAGAAGCAACAGAAGGCCCTTGAGACGACGAAAAGGAAAACCCCATGACCATCGCTAGCACGACCAATCGCATTTCGACTGTTGGCAACGATGTCACGACGGCCTATCCCGTCGCCTTCCCCTTCCACGCGAAAGCGGATCTCATTGTCGTGTCTACCGTCATTGCCACAGGCGTACAAACCACCAAGACCTTGACCACGCACTACACCATCAGCGGCACGCCTGATGCGTTGGGCCACTATAGCAGCGGCGGGTCGGTCGATTTCGTCACGGCCCCTGCCAGCACCGAACGCATTACCATCTATCGTGATCCAGCGAGAACGCAGGGATTGGATTTGGTAGAGAACGACAGCCTCCCTGCCGAAAGCGTGGAAGCGCAGTTCGATTATCTCACCATGCTGGTGCAGCGCGTGTCGGACCTCATTGGTCGGTCGCTCCGTCAACCTGACGGCGACAGTGCCAATGTGGGGACCATGCCTGCGCTGGTGGATCGCATCTCTAGTTACGCAGGCTATGATGCCAGCGGCGATCCTGTTGCTCTCTCTGCCCCTACCAGCACGTCGATCACCAGCGCCTTTTCTCTCACGCTGCTTGATGATACGAACGCGGCAGCGGCCCGCACCACACTCGATGTCCCGTCCGTGGCGGAAGCGAAACAGATTGCGGTGAGTAGCCATAGTGCGGCCTATCCGATTGTGCTCACCGATGCGGGCACCGCGCTCCTCCATCCTACGGCGGACAATAACCCCCGCACCTTTACGATCCCGGCGAATGGGGCCATCGCGTTCCCAGTCGGCACATGCCTCACATTCGTCAATCAAATCAATGTGCTGACCATTGCGATTACCTCGGACACGATGACCTTATCGGGGGCAGGCACGACGGGCAGCCGCACCTTGGCAGCCAGCGGGTCAGCCACCGCATTCAAGGTATCCACGACGGAATGGATCATCAGCGGAACTGGACTGTCATGAGTATTAGTCAAATTATTATGATGGGACCAGAAAACCTGACGCAGGTGGACGCTGCCGACTTTGACGGCATTAACGATTATATGACGAGAGGGGCTAGTCTCACTGGTGCCGCCGATAGCAAGAAAGGGATTTTCTCTGCATGGATCAGGCTAGATGGAGGCGATGGAACTGCGAAGGAAGTACTCGCTAACAGCACGACAGTTGGTGGATTTACAATGCGGTTCCAAGTGCTTAGAACCGTTGGAAATAAATTCCAGATCACAGGCGTCAACGAGGCAGCCGCCACTATCTTGCTAATGGATACGGCGGCAACCTATACCGCCAGTGCCACCTGGCTACATCTTCTGTCATCGTGGGATTTATCTTCAGGTGGGGCCTCGCACATTTATATGAATGATATCTCCGATAAGAGCGTCACAACATTCACTAACGATTCTATCGAATTTACCGTGGCGGACTGGTCGATAGGAGCACAACCTAACGGTGGTCGTCTCTTAGACGCGGCGCTCGCAGAGTTATATTTCGCTCCCGGCCAATATCTCGACTTCTCACAGGTGAACAATCGCCGCAAATTCATTTCGACGGGTGGGAATCCTATCCATCTCGGCGTAACTGGCACGGCCCCCACCGGCACCGCCCCGTTAGTCTATCAACATCTTGACGACGCCGAAGCGGTGGCCAACTTTGCGACGAATCGTGGTACAGGCGGGAACTTTACGATCACGGGCACGCTAGCGACAGCCTCAACCAGTCCGAGTGACTAACCAAAGGAGACAACTATGTGGACACGCTATCTTCTCACCATCCTACTGATTGCGGGAGGATGGGCTGTGACCAGTCCTGCTGCCCATGCTGGGTGCCTCGTCGATTCAGGCACCTACACCACGGGACAAGTGCTGCGGGAGGTCTTGTGTGATACCGCTGGCAACCAGTATACCACCCTCGGCACCCTATTCAGCGGCGAGGACCAAACGAACAACCTGCTCATGACCAGCGGGGGCGTGGTGCGGTCTACCAC